TATTTAGAGACTACTTCTCAAACACAGTATATAAACCACCAAAAGAAAACTATTTGACACCACGCGTAGAAATAGTAAAAAGTGGTATTCGTTTTATGGATGGAGCGAACATTGCGTGGGCAACTCGAATCAACGAATTAGCGTATGATTGGGAGTACCAAAACATATGTGCAGTACTGGCTGCAGGTTACGCTGCGAAAGGCCATAAGGTCTTAGTAGTAAGTGACAGAGTTGACTTTCTCAAAAGAAGTTCAGCACTAGTAGGAGATAACGCAATTTGCGTTACAGGAGACGTTCCTCACGAAGAGAGAGGCGAGATGATTAAAGAAATATTTACTACAAAAGATATACTCTTTGGAACACAAAGTATATTTTCGGAAGGTATTTCAGTAGATTGTCTTAGCTGTCTGATTTTAGGAACACCAATAAACAACGAGCCTCTACTGACACAGTTAATTGGTAGAGTTATAAGATTAAACGAAGGTAAACCTCAACCAGTTATTGTGGATATACACCTTGAAGGTCGCACAGCTAGAAAGCAGGCAGGTGCGAGAATGGGTTATTACATGAAACAAGGGTACGAAGTTTCCTACTTATAGGACTGAAAAATAGTTCTTGACAAAAGGTTAGATTTTTGATATAATATGTTATTCTATAATTGGAAAAAGATAAAAAAAGAAAGCAATGGAAGTGTTAATGATATTTTAACAATACTCCATATACTCACTTATAAACTGCCTCCAGTTAATAGGCATGATAGAATATTCAAGTTCTGGCAAAAGAGTTTTCATGGGCATAGTTTCCTTGTTAACCCTGAGCCGTTGTTTATTCAAAGAAGGAGATACTCGGATAGCGAGATTGCACAGTACGCAGGTATCGCGTCATTACGCAACTATTTTGAGTATCAAAAAACGAAAGATACCACTCTAGACCTTCTATACTTTACAGGCAAGAAGGACATAATAGAAAGCAACAGATTACTTTGGATTGAAGAGGATAGAATTCACTTCAAGTTTGAAGAAATCAATAAAGGAGAAATAAAATGGCAATAAGTTTTAATCAAGCCAAGGGCGAAGCCCAAAAGAACAAAATCGATAGCTACCAATATGTAGAAGGCGATAATAAAATAAGAATGGTCGGTGACATGTTACCAAGATATGTATACTGGCTAAAAGGTGAAAACGGAAAGAATTTACCTTTCGAGTGTTTGTCATTCGACAGAAACACCGAAGCATTTACCAATGTAGAGAAAGATTGGGTAAGAGAATATCATCCAGAGCTTAAATGCGGATGGTCTTATGCAATCCAATGTATTCATGATGGTAAAGTCAAAGTCTTAAATCTTAAGAAGAAACTACTGGAACAAGTAATGGTAGCCGCGGAAGACCTCGGAGACCCAACTGACCCTGAAACAGGGTGGGATGTATGCTTCAAAAGAGTCAAGACTGGACCGATGGCTTATAACGTTGAGTACCAACTACAAGCATTAAAATGCAAACCAAGAGCTTTAACTGAAGAAGAGCAAGAGCTAGTAGCAGACCTTAAGTCTATGGATGAAATCTTAACAAGACCAACTCCAGACGCTCAGAAAGAACTTCTTGATAGATTAAGAGAAGGTGCAGATAATTCAAAACCTGATGAGTCAATAAGCGACGAATTCGATATTAGTTAAGGAGAATCATGATTACAGTAGGAGATAAATTTCCTGCATTTACTTTGCAGGGCGTAAATTCAAATAATGAGTTTGTAGACGTTTCAGTTACTGAACACTATGACCCATTGAAACATGACTACACAGTAATCTACTTTTACCCAAAAGACTTTACTTTCATATGCCCAACAGAAATTGCGGGAATGGATATGTTAGTAAGTGAAGCAAATGTAATCGGTATTAGTGGAGATAATGAGTTTTGTAAATTAGCTTGGAAAAAAGATAATGAACTCATTGGAAACATTAAGCACTCTTTAGCAGCTGATTGCGGGTTAAGACTTGCGGATGAACTAGGTATAGTTGATGAAGAAGCAGGTGTCTGCTACAGAGCTACTTATATCATTGATAAAGATGATACAGTACAACACGTAAGTGTTAATGCATTAGATACAGGTAGAAATGCAAACGAAGTTTTAAGAACACTACAAGCTATCAAAGCTGGTGGTCTTACAGGTTGTGAATGGCAACCAGGAGAAGACTTCGTAGGATGATTCTATTTACAGCAGATTGGCACATCAAACTTGGTCAAAAGAACGTACCTGTAGCTTGGGCTTGCTCACGCTATAAAATGTTCTTTGAACAAATTAGAGAAATCGAAAAAGATGTAGATTTGCACATCATTGGTGGGGACTTGTTTGACCGAGTCCCCAGCATGGATGAATTGAGCCTTTACTTTGACTTTGTAAAGGGAGTTACAGTACGAACGATTATCTTCGATGGAAACCACGAAGCAACTCGTAAGAATAAAACCTTTTTTACAAATTTAAAAAAAGTAACTACAAGTATAAATCCTCTCGTAGAAGTAATAGATGAAACATATTATGAAGATGACTGGGCAATATTACCCTATGCTGAATTACATCAAAAGAAAAGTATAGAAACGGTAGATGCTTATTATCTTTTTACTCATGTTCGTGGAGAAATACCTCCTCATGTACAACCTGAAGTAGATTTAGATAGATTTAAAAGATTTACTTATGTATTTGCAGGAGATTTACATTCACATGAGAATACACAAAAGAATATAATATATCCTGGCAGTCCTATGACTACAAGTTTTCATAGGAACTTGGTAAAAACAGGATATCTACTTATAGATGATACAACTCATCACTTTGATGAAGATTGGAGCTGGACTTGGCATGAGTTTGATTTACCTCAGCTATTAAGAAAAACAGTATCAACAGAAGATGAAATGGTACAAACAGACTTTCACCATACTATCTATGAAATAGAAGGTGATGTATCAGACTTAAGTAGTATCAAAAATAGTGAGTTACTTGATAAAAAAGTCATAAGAAGAAAAACAGAAGCAACTTTAGTATTAGATAAAGAGATGTCAATGGAAGAAGAGCTTAATGAGTATTTAAGTTATATATTAGAGTTGAACGAAGATAAAGTTAAAAATATTTTAGGAGTGTTTAGTGATTACGCTAAAGAAGTTGCAGTGGAGTAATTGTTTCAGTTATGGAGCAGACAATGAGTTAGATTTAACCGAAAGTATAGTAACACAATTAGTTGGTACTAACGGTACAGGTAAATCCTCTATACCCCTCATATTAGAGGAAGTTCTTTTCAATAAAAACTCGAAAGGAATTAAGAAAGCAGACATACCAAATCGTGAAGTCAATAATGGCTATGATATATCTTTGTCTCTTGATGTAGTAGATGATGAATATAAAATAGATGTAGTTCGTAGAGGTAATATTAAAGTAAAACTCTATAAGAATGGAGAAGACATATCAAGCCATACAGCTACAAATACCTATAAAACTTTAGAAGAAGTTATGGGTATCGACCATAAAACTTTTAGTCAGATTGTATATCAAAATACTAATGCATCTTTGCAGTTTCTTACTGCTACAGATACAAATAGAAAAAGATTTTTAATAGACTTATTGCAGTTAAATAATTATGTAGAATATTTTGAAGTATTCAAAGACTTAGCAAGAGCCTCTGGAACAGAAGTTACACGACTGCAAGGTAAAATTGACACAATAAATAAATGGTTGTCAGATAATAAAATGGAAGATACCTCACTATTATCGAAGATCGATCTACCATTTGTGTCGGAAGAAGATGATAAAACTTTACGTTCTCTTATGATAGAATATGAAAATATCACTGAAATAAATAAAAAAATTAATAAAAATAATTTTACAAAGGAACAACTAAGTGAAATAGATGTTACCGCTTACAAAGAACAATTAGAGGAGTATACTGCAGATTTTGATGTAGCTCCTCTAAGTAAGAATATCACTTTAGCAAAGTATAAAACTAATGAACATTTGGAATCTCTAAAAGAGTACAAAACTATGAAGGGTGAGTGTCCAACATGTCATCAAGATATAGATGAAGATTTTGTACAAAAACAAATAGAGTATCATTCTGAAAAAGCTAAGCATTATGAAATGCAAATAGTAGATTTAACAAAAGAAAAAACAGAAGCTACAAGAGTTAATACGATAAGAATAGTTGCAAAAAGAAAGATAGAAGAGTGGGAAGACCTGTTCAGAGATATAGATGGAACATTACCAACAGAAGTATTAGCTCCAATAGCACTTGAAGCAAAAATTAATGAGTTAAAGGTAAAGATAAAAGATAACCGTGATGCGTGGGAAGATGTAGCTGCAGAGAATGAAAGAATAGAAAGACATAATACTCGTATATCAATTATAGAAGAACAACAACAAGATTTTGAAGACCAATTAGCTTCTCTTACACAAGAAATATCTATAGTAGAAGAAAAGCTTGGGCATATAGAAATATTGAAAAAAGCATTTAGCACAAATGGACTACTTGCTTATAAAATAGAAAATTTAGTAAAAGACTTGGAAGAACTTACAAATGAATATTTAGCAGAACTATCAGATGGTAGATTCAGTTTAGAGTTTGTAGTACTCAATGATAAACTAAATGTAGAAATAGACGACAATGGTAAACCAGTAGATATCTTAGCTCTAAGCGCAGGTGAACTTGCAAGAGTTAATACTTCTACTCTACTTGCTATTAGGAAACTAATGAGCAGTATATCAAAGTCACGAATAAACGCCCTATTCTTAGACGAAGTAACAAATGTGTTAGATGAGTTAGGGAAAGAAAAATTAGTAGAACTATTACTAAGAGAGGAAAATTTGAATACTTACATAGTATCACATGGTTGGACACACCCACTATTGTCCAAGATAGAAGTAATAAAAGAAGATAAGGTTAGTCATTTAGATGGTTAATCCAAGACAGAAAGGTAATCGAGGAGAGCAACAAGTAATTTCTATTCTCGATAGAGTAACCCAAGAAAAATGGGAACAAACTCCAGGATCTGGTAGTGGAAAGATTAAAGGAGATTTGAGAGTACACGGAAAACATAACATTTTCTGTGTAGAGGTAAAGTTCTACAAGCATGTAGGGTTTGATGCTAAGATATTCACACAAAAAAGTAATAACTTCTTTAAGTGGTGGAGTAAGATTTGTAAACAGGCTCAACAGATGAAACAAGAACCGCTTCTCGTCTTTCGCGAGAATCATGGTAAGTTCTTTGTAGCAACAACAAGAGAACCTAAAAATACATTGAGATATATGCATATTGCCTGGCTGGGTGCATACGTTCTTATATTAGAAGACTGGCTAGATAAAGAGGAGATAAAATTTACAAATGGCGATTTCGTTCTCAAGCCTTGGGAACCCAGCTCCGATTGGGAACTTGCTGATAGTTGATGGTCTTAACATTGCATTTAGATGGAAACATCAAGGTGTATTAGACTTCAAATATGATTATGCACGAACAGTAGAAAGTTTAGCAAAATCATATAATGCAGGTACAATCATAATTACTGCCGATGGCGGTAGTAGTTATAGAAAAGCTATATTACCCGAATACAAGGCAAACCGTAAAGAAAAATATGCAGAACAAACTCCTCAAGAAGAAAAGGAATTTGCAATGTTTATGGCAGAGTTTAGTGATACACTTACTTTGCTAAAAGAAAAACATACAGTCCTACAATTCAAAGGAGTTGAGGCTGATGATATAGCAGCATACATAAGTATGAATTTAGATAAGTTTAATTTTGATGAGTGTTGGATGATTTCATCTGACCGAGATTGGGATTTACTTATAAACGATAAAGTCTCAAGATTCAGTACTGTTACTCGAAAAGAAACAACAGTACATAATTGGGACGAACACTATGACTTTGAAATCGAAGATTATATTACATTCAAATGTCTAACTGGCGACAAAGGAGACAATGTTCCAGGAATACCTGGAGTTGGCCCAAAACGCGCAGTACAACTAATGGAACAATACGGAGACGTATTTGATATATACAATGCATGTCCAATTGATGGAAAGTATAAATATATAGAATCACTAAATGAAAATGCAGAGCAACTTCTGTTAAATGTAGAGTTAATGGACTTAGTCACTTACTCAGAAGAAGCAATCGGCAAAGACAATATCCAAGTTATAAACGAGGAAATAATTAAAAGGCGAGAAGATGGTTAAAATAGATTATAGTAAAGATAGTATGATTACTGAGTTCAGTAAGAAAACTCTACAGGATCGATATCTTGTAGGAGATGAAAAGAGTCCTCAGGAAGCATTTGCACGAGCTGCAGAAGCTTTTGCTGATGACGAAGCACATGCACAGCGTATATATGACTATGCCAGTAATCTCTGGTTTATGTTTGCTACACCTGTGTTATCCAATGGTGGAACAAAGAGAGGATTACCTATCAGTTGTTTTTTAAATTACGTAGAGGACAGCAGAGAAGGTATAACAGGGCATTACACTGAGAACGCATATCTATCATCAATGGGTGGTGGAATCGGCGGCGGGTGGAGCGATGTTCGTGCCCAAGGCACAAAGAC